TAACCCCCGCCTGCTGCCTTGTACTTCTTGGCAACAAGCTGCGCTTTACGGGCCGACCATTGACCTGCCCCGGTTCCTTGCGTAGCTGCGGCCTTGACCTGAGACACAATCCGCTTTCGCAGGCTAGGCTTAGTATAGTTCCCAGCAGCGTTTACACTGCCGCCAGCAGCATACATGTCCACAGAGTTAGGGTCATCCTTACGTTGGATGACCTTCTTCTTGGGCATCTTGCTGGGGTTGATGGCCCCCATGCCTCGGCTGGCTCTCATACCATCCTACCCCGCGTCTTGCCTCGCTGAGCAATGCCATCCCCCCGGCAATCACAACCACCCTTAGCCATCTTCTTTGCTTTCGGAGGGGCAAACATGGTGCCAGCAACCTTCATGTCTTGAGTGGTGTGCCCCATGGACATTTTGGAAGGAGCCGTAGACATGTCCTCATACAACCTCTTAAGGGTTGTCATTTTGGGTTGCTGATCTTCTTCCATGGTGTTTAGTACATCTTGCCACGGGTCTTGCCGCGCTGGGCAATACCGTCTGCGCGGGAGGATGCTTTGGAGACGCTCATGCCACCAGAAGCCATCTTCTTGGTCATGCCGCCACGTTTAAAGACAACGCCCTCTTCATCCTCGTTAAATTTTTTCCGTCCGCTTTTAGCCGCCTGATTAGCGCGAGCGGGAGCAGTAGAAGGGGTACTTTTAAGGGTGGTGGCTGGTTTTGCCCGACGCGCCGCTTCAGCCAACTCACGTGCTTTTTCTGCACGTTGTGCCGCACCTTTAGCGGTCATAAGCTCCGCGCCAACCTTACCAAACCCACCGCCCAAAGGGGTTAGTGCGGCTAGTGTGTTGCCAACATTCCGCGTCAGTTCGTTGCCACTAACACGCTCTCCATCAGTGACGTTACGGTACAGCGCAGAATCTGTTGGAATCTGGTCTGCCGCACTCACAGGGCGCGATGCAGCACTGGATGCTGGAGCGGCAGAGCGGGCAGCAGCTTGTGCCGCACGATACGCCTCTTCTTCGCCAGCTTGAGCGCCACGGCTGCGTTTAATTACCGACACGCTTTCCGGGGTGCCGGGCATGCGAGCAACGCCTTGAGCAATTGCCGACGGATTAACCGGGCGCCCAATTGTTGCCATTCTGCCCCGACGCGACTCATCAGGATAAGTATCGGTTACCGGGGGGCCGTTAAGGCTTTTATCCTGAGAAACATAGTCCTCTTTGGCGACTGGCGATGCGCGATTGGAAGCCGAAGCGCGAGCCGGAGCGGAAATAGATTCTGGCGGAGATGTCATCCGCCCACGGCGGGATTCATCTGGGTAATTGTCTCCCTCATCCCTAGCTGCAACTACCGGGGTTTCCCGAGCGGCACTAGATGCAGGATTAGGACTGAAAGAGCGAGTCTCTACCGGAGCAGCCTCACCCTTCTTATCCCGAGACATGATGTAGCCCAGTGCGCCAAGCGCTGCAAGGCCAGCCAGTTGGTTAGGACGATTCGCCATGGTTTACCCCTATCAGCAGGCTTTGCCGCCGTAGTTCATCTTGACCATCTTGCCCTGAGTCTTGCCCTTGGAGGCAACGCCATCTCGGCTGTTGGTGCCGGTGCGGACGGAACCCATCTTGGTCATGCCGCCCGTCGCCATCTTCTTGGCGGGGCCGCCCTTTTTCATGCCCATCATTTGCTTTTTGTCCAACGCCATGTCTGCTTTAGAGCCCTCTTTCATGCCCTTTTTCTCAACATCTTTGCCGGATTTTTCAAACTTAGCAAATGGGTTTACGCCTTTTGTAGCCATGGTATTACCGCCTTCTTTGAACTTGCGGCCCTTGTCCGCGTTGATGAAGTCTTTCCCGACGCTAGAGGGAACACCCGCCTTCTTGGCGAAAGACGGGCTATTGGCGATAGCCGCCATGAAGTTGTGCTGTTTCTTACTTGTGCTTGGCATCGTCAACTTTCTTTTTCCAAACCGTGGAAAAATCTTTCCCGGTAGCCATCTCATAGATGCGCATGACACCCACGATAGCGCCGATCAGACCAAACACCGGGGTAAGAATCTGAAGGAACGCGCCAAGCGCCGTGAACACAGCCACGAAGTCCAGCACGTTTTTAACGGTTTCTGTGTGCTCAGTCATGTCAGCACTTCCACGCCCGAAGGCTTTTGTTAATCCGGGAATTTGGGTCTTTCGCGGTCTTCTCGCTGGTCAGTTTTTTCTTCATGCCAGTCATCCGGGCGCAGAAAGAGTCGCGGCGTTTTCCGCCCTCTGGTTGAGGGGCCTTCAGCCCGGGTTTCCCCGGATTGGCTGCGTTGTAGGAGGCTCGGCCCTTCGCGTTCAGGCCGCCCTTGGGGTTTTTGCCTTCTTTGCGCGTCCATGCTTCAGTCTTAGCCATAGAACACCGTGATACCGTTTTGGTTGGTGCCAGCAGTGCCGAGTTGTGCATAAAGCCCGGTGTTAGCAAGAATGCCTTCTCCGGGGATCAACACGCTTGTTACTCCGGGCTGCCCCGAAGTGGTCTGCCCAGCAGTGTCCAACGAGAACAACCAACGGCCACCAGCAACAGTTTGAGTGCCGCCAGTACCGGAAGTAATGGTTCCCGAGTTGATGTCCTGCACGGTGTACGTGCTGGAGTTGGTCACGGTAACAACGTAGGTGCCGTTTGTGGCGTAGCCGCCCGTTCCCGACGCGAAGGTCAGGCCAATAACGTCGCCAGTGTTCAACCCATGACTAGCCAAGGTCACCGTGACGGTGTTGCCTGTCCGTGTATACGAGGTGATGGCAGTCACCGCGCTCACGGTATCAAAGATGTTTATGGTGCCAGCAGAAGTTCCGCTGGTGTAAAACATCCCTTTAAGGCGCGTCCTGCCGCTGACCAAAATGCCAGTTGCATTCAAATGCGCTGACTTAACGTCAGTCTGCGTCGTCATGGTGTGCTCCTATTAGGAGTCAGCGAACGGAGTGGCAACAGTGCCGGTGCCCAGAACAACGCCGGTCACCATGTACTTGTTGGCAGCCACAGCCACGATCTGCACCCAAGTACCCAACACGCCACCAGTGGTGCCGCCGTTGAAGTTGATGAAGTCGTTGGAGGCTGCTGGGACAAAGCCAACAGTTACGTTGGACGAGTCGGTGTCGATGGACAGAACAGAACCAACATATTTGTCGGTGCCGTCGGTGCCGATCTTCAGCGAAGACGTGGCGATGGTCGTGGGTACCCAGACCGTGTAAACAACACCTTGGTTGTTCAGGGTGTTGGGGTCCTGACCGGGGCCAGAGGTAATGTCGTTGGTGGAGACGTTAATCGTCGGCAGGGTCAGCACGATGTTGGAAGCCAGAGTGCCACCAACGGTGATGATGCGGCCACCATGCACTTCAGGCGACAGCGTGGTGCTGGCCGTGATAGCGACGATAGAAGCGGGGCCTTGCTGATAGACGCCGCCCAGCGAACGGACGGGACCTTGGAAAGTAGTGCGTGCCATTTAAACCTCACATGCGAGTGGAGTGCTGCTGTCTGCATGTCGTCAGGCCGGGACCTGTCAGCAACACCGGATGACCCCGGATTTAAAGCAATATAACCCAAAAGAAAAAGGGGCACAAGGCCCCTTTTTCTAGTTTCTGGTCGATTAGGTCGAACCAGAAGAACCCCACATGCCGAGGGGATCAGACCAGCCGAACGAATAACGCTCGCGGGCCTTGTAGCGCACGTTGCCGGTGTCAAAGTCACCGTCCATGGACGTAGCCATGGGAGTACGCACGAAGTGCTTCATGCCGTTAGGAACGTCCGTGGTCAGGAACCAAGCGTTCGTGTCGGTCAAGAAGTGGTTGACGGTGTAGCCACCAGAGATGGTGCCCATCTGCTTCAACGCGTTGATGTCGTTGTCAGCAGTAGAAACACGCAGCTCGGTGTCCAGCAGACGCTTGGCAACGAACATCAGGCTCGGCGGAATCACCAGCTTAACCGGCTTGGCGGCGATCAGCAGTCCACGCTCATCGGTCCACGCAGCGATTTGAATCGTGGCGTTTTCCAGCGAGGTTTCGTTCAGGTCAACCGGGGTAGACGGGCTGTTGTAGTTGACGCTGCCGCCAACGGTGGGGTGGCCCACGCGGGTGCTGGAGCTGTTGTTACCGAACAGGGTCACGCCGTCGCCACCGAGGTAGGAGCCGTTGAAACCGTTGTTCAGGATGGCAGCAGCCTTGACCTGCTTGGTGTACGCCATGGCACGAGCCAGCGACTTGGTGTAGCGGGCAGACAGACTGTCGTACAGGTTGTCTTCCACAGCTTCTTCCGTGATGGAGAAGCCCAAGGCAATGGTTTCGTGGGTGTAGCGAGCAGTGAAAGCTTCCTGCGCGTTGTCGTAAGCGATGGCGGAGCCTTCGTTCTTGACAGGTGCAGCACCGAAGCCAGCGAGCTTGGTTTCTTCTTCGAAGGAACGCTCGGAGGTTTCGGATTCGTAGATTTCCTTGTGCTCTTCGCCGTAGCGAGCGTACTCCATGCCAAACAGAGCGTTCAGGCCGGGAAGGAGTTCTTTAAGTAGCTGTGCGCGAGAGATAGCCATTTTATATTACTCCTTAGACGCCAACAGCGTTGGTGTAGCTGTGATAGCCGGGGTTAAACTTCACCAACAGGTCGGTGTACGCATCGTTGGGGCCCGAAGCAAAACCAATGATGCGGAAGGCAGCAGTGGTGGTCACAGAGCTAGTCGAAACGGCCACGTTGCTGTTGCCATAAGTGGTGGAGCCGGTGCTGGTGGACTGCGCGTTAGCGAAGTACACGTTATTGCCCAAAGTGGTCTGAGCCATCGAGCCGTTAGCTTGCACTTGGAACACAACGTTGGGGTCATCCACCACGTAGGCAGTCACAACGCCGGTGGTGCTGGCGGGGTAGTACTGCGCGTAGATTTGCTGACCTTGAGCGTTGATGTACGAGCAACCAACAAACACGCCCACTGCGCCGGTCAGAGTGCCGGAGCCGGGGAACGAGTTGGTGGTGCCGTCAGCGCCAGTGCCGGTGACAATGTTGATGTAGCCAGACGAGTTCACATACACAACGGTACCGTTGTAGATGTTGGTGCCGTAACCGGCCGGGTCGATCAAGAGCGAGCGGGTGCTGCCAGCATAGGGCAGGCCGCCGATCTCGTTTACAGCGCGTAGGCCGTAGGGAGAAGCGGTAGAAGCCATTTATTACTCCAATTTAAGAACCAGAACCGAAACTGACCTTGGTCTTCTTTTCCGAGAAAAGAGGCATCCGAGGATCAGAATCACGAAGAAAGTTGTTGTCCACCGAGTCCATCTGAGCTTTGTTCTGGCGTGCATAGTGATCAGCACGTTGCTCCATAAACTCTCTCGGAATCCGGCAAAGCAACAGTCCACCCACCTCAATGTTGCCTTTAAAGCGACCTTCGGTGGAAGCGTGCATCATTAGCTCAGGATATTCCTCTGCTTTGCAGGGCTCATATCCTTCGCGCAACTTAGAAGAAACGTTAGTGGCGTCAGCAGCACCCATAGCGGAGACACGAACCCAACGATGAGACCAGCCGGGGCGGTCTTCAGGGCTAGGCAGCATTTCCGGCGGACGCCATGCTTCGGGGCGTTTAAACACCACTTCACGGACATCTGCCTCACGGCTACGGCGATTTTGTTGAACCTGATCCATTACTGACTCCTTCCAAGCTTAGCAACCTCTTTAGCATAGACTTCCAAAGGCACCCCAAGGCGGCGGGCTAGCGCTGCTTCGGATGACTTCAGTTTCACGCGAGTAGGCGGGGTACTGCGAGAGGCCGGGGCCACCACAGTGGATTTTGAGGCACGGCGTGGAGGTTCTTCCTCGTAGGCCGGTTCCGATGCTTTTTTGCGAGGAGCATCATCCTCATGGCTCTGAGATTCAAAGTACTCAGGAAATCTTTTTCGCATGGTCTGATCAACTACTTCAAAGTAGTCATCAGAACCAATATAGTCAGCACCATACTGACGCTGCAACTTTTTGTCAATACCCATCGCAGCCATGGTCATTTCTTCGTCTACCCCGAACCAATCTTTATTGGTTTGAACCCAACTCTTGGTTTTCTGGGGTAGCTCTTTTGCTGCGGGCTGGTATTGCGTCTCTTCCGAGACGATAGGCCGCATATTCTCTGTCTTATCAATCCGCAGGGTAGCCCGTGCTACTTGTTCCTGAGCGTCTACAAGCGCATCAGAATCTCCCGATTCAAATGCTTCTTTAAGTCGCTTCTTTGCGGCTTCAAGTTCTCCATTGGCGGAAAACTTGGTTTGTTCGATAAGTACCTTGCTTCCGGCTTCAAGTTGACCCTTGAGGCGCTTGTTCTCATCAAGCACTTGCCGGGCAAAGTTTTCTGCGGCCTCACGCTCGCGGAGGGCGGATTCCTTGGCCCTGCGTTCATCGTGATAGCCGCGTGTAAATTTCTTAATCCGCTGCTGGACCTTCTCGTCGTAGCTGTTTAGCTCTTCGTCTGTCGGGTCTTCCGGCGGTGGTGCGGCCTTGCGGCCACGATCCTGTTCAGGGGTATCGTCTTCAATCTCAATTTCCACCTCGGGCTTGGCTTTCTGCTCGTCTGGAAACTTAAACTCTTCAAACTCTGCCATTTAAATCACTCCTTAAGCACGCGCGAAAAATCGCTCGGTATGTCGATTGGATTTGGACCGGTTCCAATAAGCCGGGACAACTTGTAGGTTGTCATGAGAGCACTGTCCGCCGTGGCTGACAGGGATGATGTGGTCCACATGCCACTTTCCTCCTGATAGCGCTTCTCGCTTCTTGGCAAGGTCAATGGCTTCAGACAGCACCCACGAATCAAAGGAATCAAGCGCCTTCTCATTAGAGCGACGCATAAACTGGTATCGTCGTCTAACTTGCTTCCTTGCTTCGGACAAAGGTCTGGCGTTTCTTCTTGCCTCAGTAAGAGCTTTTTTCCCCGACGCAACATACGCAGCGTCTTCTTTGCGCTTCTGATTTTTCCCTTTGACTGATGCGTAGTACTTCTTTTTTGCCGCCTTGCATTTGTCAGGGTTTGCCTTGCGCCACTCCATAACTTTTTTGGTACGGCATGGCTTGCACTGCGCCCTTACAAACTGCTCGACCGGTTTTTCCAGTCCGCATGAAGAACAAGTTTTCACTAGGCCCTCGCTATGCCTCTGGGGTCCTCCACGACAGCTTCAACCGAGTCATCGTTGATGATCCGGAATTCGCGGCCATGAATCTTCAGGCGGGTGCCTGAATTGGGTCGCACGATGACAAAGTCACCTTGCTTGCAGCTAGGGCCGTTGGGAAAACGGGTAGCGTCCTTGTAGGCGTCCGGGCCAACCTTGACCACAAACAGCACGGGGGTCAGGACCTCCTCGTAGTGCATGGTCTTGGAGTCCTTGAGAATCCCAACCTCACTGTCTTGGTACTCCTCCATGGCTTCCGGGACAACGCACAGAAGGTGGAAAGTCTTGGGGTCGGGGAGTTGCTTAGCCTTCTCTTCCGCAGGCTTGTTCAGCAAAGGTGATAGGTCGATAGCCTTTAGGTCAAACTCACTCATCGTCTTTTTCCAATCGTTGCACAAGGTCTTTAATGATTTGTTCTGCGGTGTTCAGACCTCGGATGACCCCGCAAACATGCCGGTAATCGGCGTAATCAGCAGCGCGACCAGTCGCCACGAAGGCTTCTTGGTCTGCGCGTGTATCAGCTATGACTTTGGCGGCGTGCGCCAATACCTTCACTTCATTCACTCATTTCCTTTTTTGGTTGGGATATTTGGACGCGCTATCCGTTGCGCTTGCTGGACGGACATCTGAGCACGGTGTTTTGCAATGTCAGCGCCGATCCTCATTCCTTCGCTCTCCTGCTGGCGAGCTAGCTTGTCCTTCTGTGCAGCGGCGGTTGCCGCGACCTGCATAGCAGCGATCTCTTTCTGAGCCGCGATACGTGATTCTTCGATGCGCAGTTGATCCGCTTTGGCGGCTGCCTCAACCTGTTGCTTCTGCGCCTTGAGTTGAATCTCGGCTTCCTTGATCTTGAGTTCCTGCATCTGCATCTGAACCACCGGGTCCTGCATCTGCTGTTGATACTGCTGCTGCTTGGCCTCGTCGCTGTTCTGTTTAAACAGTTGCTGGGCCGCCTGCGCTGCCATCTGGGCGATCTGATCGGCCATCTGGGGGTCAACAGTCTTGTTTGCTTCCTCGCCCGGAAGGGTGAAGCCCATGCGCTTTTCCATTTCCATGCGGTACTCAAAGGCAACGTGCTCGTTGATGTGAGCCATCATCGCGGCTTGAATAGTCTGCGCTTGAGGGTTCTGGCCGATGATCTGAGCAATCTTGGGGTCCTGCATCGCCATCATGTGGACTTGGATGTGGGCCTTGTGGTTCTGCTCAATGAACGCCTTCATGGGCTTTCCCGTGATCGCATTCATGTTTTCCTGAATGGGGTCGGTGGGGACTGCGTCATCTTCAATCGGGACCAGCTTCTGGGCGTTCTTGACCCCCAGAACATCAATCATCTGGCGGTGCAGCAAAGGCAGGTTGTAGAGTTGCGGAGCCTGCTGGGCAAGCTGCATGACTGCTTGATACTGCACAACCTTCTGCGCCATGGTGGCTGCGTTGGGGTCGCTGACCGGGATGACATCGACTTGGTCGTAGTCGCCCTTCTTGGCGAAGCGGCTGCCTTCTTCCGGCTCGTAGGCATACTCTTCCGGGGTGTAGTCGGCAATGATGCTCTTGAGCAGTTTAAATTCCTGCTTCATGGCGTAGTGCATACGAGACTGCACCGCGCCCATCACTTTCAGGGTCCGCTCCAACAGCGCCAGCGTCGTGCCCACCGGGGCATTAGCCGACATATCGCTGACGTTTAAATCGCCAGAGGAGGCAAATGCACGGCCTTCTTGGACGATGTTCTCAAAGAGGGCGTACAGAACCTGACTGGGCTCCTTGTACGGCAGGGGAAGGATGTTGTCGCGGATGGAGCCGGAGGGCACATCTACGTCGCGGAACTCTCCCGGTGCGATGGGGGTGTCATCTCCCTTGATCCGAAGGCCACGCGATTTGAGACCACCGGGGAGGTTAGACAGAGTGCCAGCGTCAACAAGCTGGCGGATAAGCATGGTCGCGCTCTTGGCGTAGCCACCGATGAGGTGGATGAGGCCATAGCCATAGAAACCAAACCCGGGAATGTACTGGTAATGGACAAAGTGCTGTCGCTTGAGGTGAAGCTTGTCCCCCTCATACCAGTTACGGCGGATGGCAAGGATTTTTGCCGTGCCCTTTTCCACCGTGATGACGTACGGAAGCGCGATGCCCGTCTCTTCACCGTACTTATTAGTGTGCTCATGGCCCGGGAGGTCTAGGTCTACATGCATCTCAAGGATGCGGAAGCGGTCATCTTGGATGGCCGACATGCCCTGTTCTTCGGCCTTTTGCTTCTCAATGTCGTCCAGTTCGCCGGTGGGCTCGCCTAGATCGACATCCCGATAGAAACCGGCTTCCTGAAGGCGGACAACATCATTGACCGTCTTGCGCATGACGTGGGTAACACGCTCGGAACGCTCCAAGTCCGGGGCTCCGTAGGGGACAACAATGTCCTCTGCGGAGATGAACATGGCAACTTGGCGTCCAATCGCGGGGTCGTAGTAGACCTTTTTAAACGCTGAGCCGGTGATAGGGAGGTTCCACAGCAGCTTCTCATGCTCCGGGCGGTACTCCGTCATCCGGTCGGTTAGCTGGTAGTTCATGTCGTTTTGCACACGCAAAGCGGCATCTTTCTTGTCTACCGTCTCCCGGCCAATGATCTGCGTCTTGACCGGCCCCATCGCGGGGAAGGTCTCCATGATTCCTTCGGCTTGGAAGCGGACCACGGACTCGGTGAGCATGGGGTGGAACACACCGCAGGCCCCATCCCAAGGCTCGGTCCTCTCCTCATACTTGAGGCCGAGGAGCTTTAAACCATCAACGTAGGTCTGCGCCCATTCCTTGCGGTCGCGTAGGTCTTTGTCAAATTCAGAGATCAGTTCCGAGGCCAGCGAATCCAACTCGCTGTCATCCATGAACTCCGCGAGGTTGGCATCGAAGTCTTCTGCGGTATCTTCTTGAGGGACTAGGTCGATCTCAACATCCCCCATGCCGATAGATACCGAGTCGGGGTTTTCGATCTCAATTTCGATAGGAGGTTCTGCCATATCAGCGATCCCTTGCGGGGCTTGGTAGAGACCTTTATCAATCATGTTTTTTTCCTTTAAACCGTGTAGTAGCGTTCGGTCCTGCGGCCCTTGAAGAACTTGGGTTCCTCGGGCTCGTCAGAACTGATAGACACGAACCCGCCCTGCCGGAAACGCAGAAGAGCTTGGCTGGTTGAGTCCACCAAGTCGTCGTGATCGCCGTTAGGAAAAGCTGCGAGTTCTTCCATGAGTTCATCCGCCCATCTGGTTTCCGGGCACCACACCACCCCGGACGCAAAGAGGTCGGAGATGGCATTTACACGGGCGATCTTATCGCTTCCTTTGCCCGGTGTATATTCTTGAAGAGGGATGCCCATCTGACGGAGTTCATAGACCAGAGGAGCGCCTGCGGCTTTCTTCTCCACGATCAAGGAATCAGGGGACCATTCCTTGTACATCTCAAAAGCCTTCTGTTTGAGTTCCGGGAACTCCATCCGGCGTTTAAATGCATCCAGAACGATGATGTTGGTCTTGTAGTTCCCCTTGTCATCGGGGTGTTTAAAGACTCCCCATGTCGTACAGGCGGAATAGTCGGCCCTGTTTGACTTCTCAAAGGCCGTATCCCAGCTTTGGATGATGTATTCGCACTGCGGGGGTGAGTCATCTTCCCAGATTCTCCAATTTTCCCGCTTGATAATGGCCCCTTCTTCCGAAGTGGGGTTCTGTTGGTACTGCGCTTCCCATTTAGCGACGGGAAGTTCTGCTTTTAGGGCTTCAAGTTCCTCTTTTTTCCAAAATCCGGGCCACAGGGGGGTTCCAGAGGGAAGAATCGCGGGAAATTCAATGACTTCCCACTCATTCGTGCCGTCTTTTTCGCTGTTTTTCAGGATTTGCCCGGTCAGGTCCCTCTTGGACCACCGAGTCATCACAATAATGATGGCCCCGCCCGGCTGTAAACGCTGCCGAGGGCCGGATGTGTACCACTCATACACGTTGTCATAGACCGCAGGGTTGCCTTGCTTGGCCTCCTGCTCTGAATGAGGGTCGTCGATGATGAGAAGGTCAGCACCTTTACCCGTCACAGCTCCGCCAACACCGATAGCGAAGTAGTCACCCCCTACGTCTGTGTTCCATCGTCCTGCGGCTTTGGAGTCAGAGGATAGTTTTGTGCCAAAGACCTTCTGGTAGGGGTCCGAGGACACCAAGTTACGGACCTTCCGTCCGAAGCCTACGGCTAGTTCTGCGGTGTGAGCAGTCTGAATGATCTTCTTGTGAGGGAACTTCCCCAGAAACCACGCAGGAAGAAGGTAGGAAGCAAACTCCGACTTGGTGTGCCGGGGAGGCATGTTAATGATCAGCCTCTTCAACTCCCCCTTAGCCACACGCTCAAAGGCATCTGCCATGATCTGGTGGTGTTTCCCAGAGATGAACACCGGCCACATCTGAGAGACAAAGAAGATGTAGGACTCCTTACACCTCTGGACCTTGTCTAGCTCCAAAAGCTGGAGAATCTTTGCCCGGCCATCATCATCCACAAGAGGAATCAAGGACTGATAGTCCGACACCTCTTTCTTGGTAAGAAAACTCACAGGCGACCCACAGCCCGTACAGACTGGTCCCTGACGGTAATAGAGTTGAACTTATGAGGCCGGAGGGTGATATGCCCCTCATCCTTCAGTCTATGAACAATCCGGTGGACATTTGCCTTAGACCGCAGCCCTATGCCCTTGGCTATGACTGTGTAAGAGGGAGCCACACCATGGAGCTTGATGTACGCCCGGATGAAATCAAGCACCAGTTGATGCTTTTCGTACATTCTTGTGCTCCTCACAAATAGCCAGATAAGCAAACATAGTCTGCTTCATGGCCTCTAGGCCATGCTCCTTGGCCTCGTCATACCTCTTCTCAATCACTGCGTTGTGGAGGTCCCGAAGGGCCCTCTCAGCAAGAAGAGTCGGCTTCGCGTAGTCAATGATGTCCATATCCCTAGTTTAAATCACAATCCGAACGTTCGCAAGGGGTGTAAATCAAAATATATATACCCCGGGGGTGTGCCGATTGGGGGGAGATAGGGGGGGTGTTTGTGGGAATGTGATGGGAAGAGTGGATTACAGCGTAAGCATGGGAGGGGGAGGTAAGTGGGCTCAGGTGGGGGTCGGGTACGGGTGGGTCGCCGCCAGCAGCCAGCTCGATGCCCACTCCGCCCATGTAAGCGCACTGCGCCTGCCCTGATGACCGTAGGGGGCTCAGCCCTCGCGCACCTGTGCCTTGCTGATGGGGCGCACGTTGTCTAGCAGCTTCAGGTGCCCCGCCAACTCTCTGCGTAGCGTCTCAGGTGATACGGCTGCTTCCTTCGCCTCTGGCTGTGCTTGGAACATCCCTGCTGCG